CTATGAAAAAACGGCTAATCCTGAAGGTACAGTTATGGTAGCTTTAGATAAGGACCTTTTATATGGTGTGCCGGGTAGACATATGAACTTCAATAAATTCGAAATGCTTGAGACTACTGAGGCAGAGGCTATTAGATATCCTTATATCCAATGTATCGAGGGCGACAGCTCCGATTGCTACAAAGGTGTTAAGGGTATAGGCAAGGTAGGAGCTCGAAAGTTCATTACTGACGACATGACATGTGAAAAAGAGATGTGGGCTAAGGTAGTTGAGGCTTATGAAAGCAAAGGCCAAACAGAAGAGGAAGCTCTGATGACTATGCGCCTCGCTCAGATGAATCAGTGGAACGGCAAAGAGATTGTTCTTTGGAACCCTAAGAAATAATTAAGTATTATTTAGTTATAATATGATTATAAAAAATAAAGGAGAAGAAATGGGTCACTGCGGTGAAGAGCGTATAACGCCAGACAGTCTTAAAGACAAGCAAGTAGGAGGTAGTCACTACAAAGAAGGCATACAGCCTTTTGACTATATCCGAGCAAACAAGATGGGCTTTTTCGAAGGTAACATCTTAAAGTACATCACGCGTTATAAAAAGAAAAACGGCCTTGAGGACTTACTCAAAGCACAACACTACCTAGAGGAGCTAATAGCCGATGAAAGAGCTAAGTCTGATAAAGAATATCGTTAAGCAGGTAGGCGACGAAAAGTTTGATGCTATATTGTGCTGCGGTAGAGGAGGACTAGTTCCCGCCGCTTACATAGCTCATGCATTGGACATAAAGATTGTTCATCATATGGCCTTCGCTCGAGGAGCTAAAGATGCCGGCATGAGAAATCAAGAGGCTAAGTTCCTTATAGTAGATGACATATCTGACTCAGGCGAAACCCTGAAACATATGCTTGACCGTATGGGCCCTAAGCACAAAACAGCTGTTCTCTTCCAACGCCACTCCACTTCGTTTAAGTGCGATTTTGTAGGTGAGCATATCAATCATGATGCTTATATTTACTTCTCATGGGACAATGAAGTATGGAAGGAAATTCCGGACTTCCCTAATTACGAGGTCAGTAGTAAGAGCTTCGTGAGAAGAAAAGGAGGAAACGTACTTAAGCCTCATATTAATAAACGAGGTTATATGCGTGTTTCTATAAACGCAGACGTAGGAGATAAGCATCAAAATGTTTTTGTACATAGGCTAGTCCTGCAGGCTTTTGTACCTAACCCTCTAAACAAGGAAGAGGTTAATCACAAAGACGGTAATCCGTTTAATAATGAATTAAGCAACTTAGAGTGGGCTACAAGGCAAGAAAACGCAGAGCACGCAAAAGTAACAGGATTATACAAGAAACGTTTTGAAAACGTCGTACTTGACGAAATGGAAAGACTTCGTTCGGAGGGAATGTCATACCGTGAAATAGGTCTTTTGTACGGCGTGAACACGCCTCAGAATACACGGAGATTCATTGAAGAACATAAAAAAAAGGAGACCGGCAATGAGTAAAAATAGTTTACGCGCTAAGCGTCTGAAAAGAAAGAAAAACAAAGAGAAAAAGGAACAATAATGGTAATCACTAAAAAATTTAAGTTTGAACTTGCTCATAGACTAGTTGACAGCTACAGCAAAAAGTGTCAGAGTTTTCACGGTCATAGCTACACAGCTGAAGTAACACTTGAAGGTGACAGATTAGACCGCACAGGTATGCTGATGGATTTTGGCGAAGTTAAAGATAAATTCGCTCATGTGATTGACGCTTGGGACCACTCATTAATGCTGTGGAAAGCTGACCCTACGCACGATAGAATGCTAGATATTAGCAATGAAATAAGCGCAAGATTCATTTCTGTTAATTATAATCCTACTGCTGAAAATATGGCTTATCATATGTACCAAATGCTTTGGGACGCAGGCTTACCTATTAAGCAGGTGTTGGTAAGAGAAACACTTACCGGCTGGGCCATTGCTAATGAAAGAGGCTCTGCGGAGCTCAAGGCTAATTATACAAATATTGAGGAGATGAACTAATGAGAACATACCCTATTGTAGAGACGTTCTACTCAATCCAGGGTGAAGGTAAGTATGCAGGACGTGCTGCCTTTTTCATACGCTTTTTTAAGTGTAATCTTAAGTGTGATTTTGGTTACGGTTTTGTTTGTGATGACACTGCCCATACTAACAAAGAGCTACTTGAGAAGATGACAAGTGAGCAACTATGCAGTCTAGCTAAAGATACAGGAACAAGACTAATCGTCCTAACAGGTGGTGAGGTGAGCTTACAAGACGTGAACCCGCTAATTGAAGACCTACGTGCCGCTACAGGAGCTGAGATTGCTATTGAGACCAACGGCACGAACATAGAGAACATCTCTGCTGCGGACTACATTGCTTATGCTCCTAAGGATGCTTTTGACGTCAAAGCGCCTAAGCTGCAAGCACGGTTCCATGAGCTGAGAATTTTAGCTGGTGTTCATAATCCTGTAGATACAGAACGTTGGGCTACTGTAAAGAACAAATATATAAGCCCTATTAACTACGAGCACAAGTTGAATATGGAAAATGTTAACTACTGCATCGAGTTCGTTAAGGCCAATCCAAGCTGGAAGCTATCTCTTCAAACACACAAAACAATGGGAGTGAGATAATGATTAAATTTGCACACATTGCACCGAAGACCTGCATGACTTTAGCTATGGCTGAGTCTGATATTCACATGGCGTTGTTCCATTTAACTGGAGACGACAATTATAACAAACGCTTCCGAGAAGCTACTCGTGAAGTAATTATGGACAATAGCTTCTATGAACTAGGTAAATGCCCTCCTGTAGAAGAGCTTATTAGAGCAGGTCATAAAATCAATGCTGACTATATAGTCCTACCTGACGGCACTCTTGATGGTATCGCTGAAATCAAAACTGCAGGCTTTAAAGTTATGGCTATCCCAGCAGGCCCTAATATGACTGAGCTGTTTATAGATTGGATGTATGATGATAGAGTTGACTTAGTAGGTCTATCTTTCTTCCACTCACGCTTAGCTGTAGGTTCAGATAACAAGTATGACGCTGGAGCAAGATTCAATTTCCTTCAGACTGTAGGTAACATCATGCACATGAAGAAAAAGGTACACTGTTTAGGTATGGGTGATACTGTTCATGAGGTACAGCTCCTACGTCCTTATTGGGACATCATAAAGAGCTGGGATACTTCAGCAGCGGTATGGTCCGGTTTGCATGATATACACGTTAAGCACATAAGAGTTAAATTACATACTCCAGTTGAGTTTGATACGTTGTTGCCTTTTAACGAGGTGTGTGCACAGAACATTCAGTATATTAACAGTATGACTGAGATATAATATAAGTATAAAAAGTAAGGAACAAAATGAAAGCATTAATCATTTACAGCGGAGGGATGGACTCAACGGTTCTCCTTCATGCTATGAAGAACGATATTAAGTTGGCTGTATCTTTTAATTACGGCTCAAATCATAACGACCGTGAGTTTGAATGTGCTCAAATCAATGCCGATAAGTTAGGTATTGAGCTACGCCGCATTGACATCAAGTCAGTTATGAAAGGTATGAAATCCTCATTGCTAAGTGGTGCAGAAGCTATCCCTGAAGGACATTACGCTGATGACAATATGGCATCCACAGTTGTACCTTTTAGAAATGGTATCATGCTAAGTATCGCAGCTGGTATTGCAGAGTCAGAAGGATTAGATACAATCCTACTAGCTAGCCATGCTGGTGACCACGCTCAGTACCCTGATTGTAGAGAAAGCTTCAATATAGCTATGAACGATGCAGTTTATGCCGGTACAGATTATAAGGTGTCTATTGCAGCTCCTTATGGTGATATGACTAAACGCGAAATTGCAGAGTTAGGTCAGAGCTTAGATGTTGATTTCAATGACACATGGAGCTGTTACAAGGCTGACAGCGATGAGCACTGTGGTAAGTGCGGTACGTGTGTTGAACGTGTGTGGGCGTTACGTGGTTTTGACCCTACTGTATATAAAGACGGTGCTTATGCAATCGCCGAGCTTGTTAAGTCAGGTGAATGGGAATGAACTTAGGTCAGCATGAAGATGCTATCATCTCTGATTTAGCGACAGCTCAGAAGTTTAAGTTCATGGTTCATAGCCAGAAAGGCGGTTGGGACTCAAAAGATTTAGACACTTTATCTTTTGAGTTGGCTAGAGAGATGAAGGAGCTCAAAGAGAAATTGAACGACTTTCAAGGTGGAGAAGCTTCTAAAGAAGAAGTAATCTCAGAGTGTGCAGACGTGGCTAACTATTTGGCTATGATAATCGAGAAGGTAAAAAAGTAATGAAACATAAAATAGACGAGTTCGACCCTAAATATATTGCAGCAGCAAAAACTATACTTGAGTTTATTGGTGAAGACCCGGAACGCGAAGGCTTACAAGAGACTCCAATGCGTTTCCTTAAAGCATGGAAAAACCACTGGGGTGCTGGTTATGGACAAGACCCCAAGTCATTGATGAAGGTCTTTGAAGACGGCGGAGAGAACTATGATGAAATGGTGCTGGTTAAAAATATCAAAGTATATAGTCACTGCGAGCATCATATCAGCCCTATCATTGGTGTTGCTCATGTGGCTTACATCCCCAACGGCAAGATACTTGGCTTATCTAAGATTAACCGCCTGGTAGATATGTTCGCAAGACGTCTTCAAGTTCAAGAGCGTCTTACTACTCAGATTGCTGACACGTTAAATAAAGAGCTCAATCCTTTAGGTGTGGCTATCGTTATTGAAGCAGAGCACTTCTGTGTTAAGACTCGTGGTGTTCAAGATGCAAATAGCATAACTGTGACAAGCGCACTTACGGGTGTCTTCAAAGAGAATCCTGAAACACGTGCAGAATTTATGTCTGCTATCAAAGGCTAGTCATGGAAGAGTTCACACATATGAGCCTTGCCGGGCTTGTAAGTCATTTGAAAGGTCAAGGTCTTTCATTGAACAAACAAGCTAAGCTATGGGGCGTCACATCTTTACAGGTGCATTATTACAAAACAGGTAAAACTAAACAGGCTAATCCTGAGGTATGTATGAACGTATATAAGAACATCAAAGTTGAAGGCAAACCTGTCTTAATAAACAACTATGACTCTTATGAAGCTCTGGAGCAAGCCTACAATGCCTATACAGCTTAATCCTCATCAAGAGGAGGGCGCTGTTGAAATATACGGCATCCTTAAAGAGAACGCTCTTGTTTATGTGGAGTGGGAAGAACGAACCCAAAAAACTATGACTGTGATGGAAGCTTTACGCAAAACCACACTCACAGATGTACTTTGGATTACTAAAAAGAAACCTCTTCCTGATTTAGATAAACAGTGGCAAGCTTACTGTGATAGTTACTCTCCTGGGTACTCGCTGACGACTATTAACTACGAGAGTATCCACAAATTAACACGGAAAAACTTTGATTGTATTGTATTAGATGAAGCTCACCATGCGACGGCTACATACCCTAAGAAGTCCAAAACATGGGATAAGGTAAAAGTCCTCACCAAAGGCAAGCCTATCGTATATATATCCGCTACACCTTACCCTGAAACACTAGCCCAAGTCTATCATCAATTTGCCTTATCTGACTGGTCTCCGTTCTGGGAGTATAGTAGTTTTTATAAATGGCATGAAGCATACGGACTGCCTTATCTTGAATACATAGGCGCACGACAGATTAAGAAGTATGACAAGGTTAAAGATGAAGCCGTCCTAAAGCTAATCAAACCGTTGTTCACACGGAAGACCCGTAAAGAGATTGGGTTTAAGCACGAGCCTGTTGATAAGGTTCACTACGTAACACTAGACCACATAACAGAGAAGCGGTATAAAGAGATGAGCAAGGACTTCGTCACTATAATAGGTGAAGAGGAAGTAGTTGCTGAGACGGCCGTAGCTGTACTACAGAAGCTAGCTCAGTTGGTAGGCGGTACTATGAAAGTGGAAGACTCTAAAAACGCTACCGAAGAGAAGATGGCTTATAAGTCTTTCTGGACAGGCACTACAGAAAAGATTGACTACATAAAAGCTAAGTGGGGTGACCATGACAAGATGGTTATCATGTACCACTACAAAGAAGAGGAGCATCTCCTCAAGCATCACTTTAAAAAGGCAAGGATACTCCAGGCTGACACTTGGGCTGAGGGAGTTAGCCTCAAGGACTATGAACCGCTTATTGTTTACTCAATGAGCTGGAGGACAAGTAAATATATCCAGCGTAGAGCACGCCAAGCAGATATGTTAAGAGGCGAGCCTATCATAGTAAACTATATACTGACACGCAACGTAGACGAATACATATATGAGGCTGTAGCGCTTAAAAGAGTAAACTTCAACGGTAGGTATTTTTATGGAGAGTGAAGTCCAAAGTAAGATTATATCTTTCTTTAAGTTCCTGAGGGCTTGGACCTTCAAGGCTATGGTAAGCTCTAGGAATGGAACACCTGATGTTATTGCTTGTGTACCAATCACCAAAGCTGAAGCAGACAAACTATTCGAGACGCAAGACACTATAGGCCTCTTCGTAGCTGTGGAAGTCAAGGACAAGCATAAGAAAGCTAAAGGCCGTAAGCTCCAGGAGATACAGTTAAGACGAATTAGAGCAGCAGGTGGTATAGGACTAACAGCCAATAGTTTGGACTTAGTTAAGAAAGAGTTAAGTTCATTTAGACTATAATAATACTATCTAAACAAAAGGAACACACAATGAGTGTAAGACGCGAAGATGTCAAAGACGGAGACATGTTTGGTAGTTGGGCGGTAGTAGATAGTAAAGCTTTGGATAATCGTATTACTGTAGTCTGTGAATGCGGAACTACTCAAAACGTAAGGCCTGGTGTGCTGCTAAACGGTACATCTAGAGAGTGTAGAAACTGCCTTAGGCGAGAACGTAGGTTAGCGCCTTTCACAGCTAAAAAGAAGCTTACAGACGAACAAGCCGCCAATGCGAAATGGGAAAGAGATGAGATTGATAAATGGCTAGAGCACAATACACCAACGCAACTTTAAAGCTATATGCCTTATATGGCGTGTGGCATCTGAGAGACATAGCTAAGGTAGCTCACCTACAAGCTTACAAGATGAAAAATGAGTTGATTACGCTAAGAATTAGAAAGCTCAACCAGGTGCATATGCTCTGGAGACCTTCGAGTAACATCAAGGCTTGCCTCGGCGCTATGGAATATAATAAAGAGAGGATTAAGGAGTTAAAATAAATCTCCTTAATGTTTTTTACGAAAGTTTCTAGCTCCGGCTCGGTCCATAAACCAGAACTGCGTAGCCGCTGTAAGTACATATATCATAGCATCAATTAGCATACCTAGTAATACAAGTTTCTGCGTATCCTTGAATACCTCAAGGTCAACTGCAAGCAGCTGAGCTACATAACCTACAGCTACAAAAGCACCGGCCGTCAGTGCAGGACGTACAAGCCCACGAATGACATCTACTACCCCAAGCATAAGAGCTAACATCACTCCGAAGAATCGCTGCGGAGAGTACCATCTACTATTTAACAACAACTCTAAAATCGACGGAGCCAGTAGGTTTTTATTCAGCGTAGCTACAACCTTATTGAAGCCTTTAGCTTCTTCTGCTAAGAGCATGCCTTCTGTTTGTACTTCCACTACTCTCAGATTGGCATTAATCTCAGCTATACTCAACTCTGAGTTTAGCTTGTCTCTATCCATTTGGAGACTAAACATTTTAGCATCATGCTCACGTTTGTCGCGCTCCTCCTTAGACTTAAACCAGTGGCCTACTACCCCCGAGATACTTCCAAACACTGCTGACCATATAGGTATATCAATTCCAAACATTACACATCCTTAATTATTAATTTAAAGTCTTCGAGGTTCATGTATTCCTCGAACTTGCGTATCGCTTCGCGTGAGCGCAATACACACCTCTGGCTTTTACCGTACTTATTTCTCATAACACCTGAAGACATACCAAGTGTCACACACCCTTGTAAGTGTGTCTGCCATCCTTTAGGCTTGTCTCCGGCGAAGTTAGCTCCGTGCAAGAGTATATAACTCCTACCTGGTACGTTCTTAATCCAGTATGTGTCGCGCCCAAACGATGGAGAATACCTACGAGTTACGAAATACTCACCCTCTGGGATTCTGGATAGGTTAGGGGTGTTATTGTGATCAGGTAACTCCAGGGCATGCATAACTAAAAAGTCACACACTAGCACACCAGGACTTCCCTGTTCATTTGAACCCAGTCTGAATAGATTAACTATGCGCATAGTACTAAGTACTCTTATCTAGTTTGGATAGTATTTTATCAAGACCATTCTCTACTTTGTCAAACTTTTCGTCAATATGTTTTTCCATCTGCTTGAACATTTCTTTTGACACAAACTCATTTCTTACCTCTTCCATAGTAGGGACGTTAGCAAGCTTAGTTTTTAGTTCCACAATCTCTCTGCTGTGTATATCTATTTTTTTACCGAAGGCTTCTTCTACACGGGACAGATGGTCTAGCAATGGCTTCTTTTCATTCATAAACTTTTCAAGAACTTCTATCTTCTCGTCCTGCTTAGCTGTAGCTAACATACCTTTAGAAACGTTGCTCCTCATAACAGCATAACCTGCTACAAGTGTAACTAATGCAAAGCCTATACTCACCATCCAACTTTCAACCATACTTATTTACCTCCTGTGTTGACCACTGTTATTTTTTCGTTTTTCCACTTTACACCGTTCAAGTCATAGCAGTCCATAATTAAAACTCCTCAATCATTAAATACACTCTACCGTCTTGCAATGAGCCGTCGCCACCTCTATAATCAAGCGTAATTGATGCTGATGATTGTCCGTTGATTGCAACACTTCTATTTGCTGTTCCTGCTGTTGCTATTGCAATAAATTCATCTGTGCCGATTGAATGAGTTACATTGTAATTACCAACATCTGTATATGTTACCCCTGTTATCTTCCCGTTTGTAATTAAGTTTGTTATTGAGCCACTCGCAACATCAAATCTTGCAAGTGATGTTTTTGGTGTTGGGTAAGGATTTGAAAAGACGGTTGGTGTCATATTGCTTATTAATTTATCACCAATCATTGACCCTATGACATCAAGACCCTTAGCGTTCGGGTGCGTCCCGTCCTTCATCCAGCCATTAACCCAGGCATGATTAAAATTGCCGATTTCAGAAGGAATGTCAATATACATATAATCAAAATCTCTTGCGAATTTTCTTCTCGCGTCTTCAAATTCTGAATGTAGATTAATACCGGGAAAGTTGGTCCATTGCATATTATTCGGCGTAACGATAACAATATTCACAGCATACAGCGCACTCAAAGCATTTTCAATTCTTTGCACATAAGTTGTTAAGTCCGCAATAAATTCTGCAACTGTTCTGCCTTGAGAACTGTCGTTTGTGCCTATATTAATAACTACTGTATCTGGCTGGCGGTAGTTAAGATAGGAGTTCAAGGCTGTATAATCTAGCTGAATAAGCTCCCATAAAGCCCCTCCGCTGATAGCGAATGTGTCGTAAGAGTAACCGCCGCTTGATGTGCTGTCTTTAAAATCAACACCGTACACAGTTACATCTCCATTTACATTTTCTACCCATAAATCATATTGTTCTAGTGCTCCGTTAAAGTTAGGTGTAACTTCTACTGCGCCTAATCCGAGTGTACCTGACGTATCAACTGTTGTTGCTGTCGCATCGCCTCTAGCGCGGACGTCAAAAGTACCTCCGTTAGGCTGTATGAGATAATAAAGTTTAAAAGTGTCGTATTTTACTAACTCTCTATTGTTCATTGTAAGGTATATAAACGGTGTACCGTCTGCCGCAGTGATAGTGAAACCTTTTCCATCAGGGGAGAATTTTCTTTCATCAGAACTGTAAGCAGGAGCCGATGATGCAAAGTCTGTAAATTGACTATGCGTTAATTGTATATCAAAATTGTTTTGCTTTGCGCTTATTACTGTGCTTTCATAAGCCATATACCCAATTTCTTTTAATCCGTTTTTAAGGCTTGTCATTCTTCTTGCTATTTGATTTACATAAGAATTCTCGTCATTTATAGCTGTAAGACTGTCCCCAACAAAAAGGATTTTTTCACAAGCACCAATAGACTTCGGTAGGCTTCTACTTGCTTCGTGTACTCTAAATTTATTATCAGGTATTTGAAACGCAAATTGACCGTCAGATGCGCCTGCTTCATGGAAGTTCACTTGTCTGAGGTTATCTACAAATATATCATTGTCGCTTGCATAAGTTTGCAGCTGAGGAGAAACTATACCTACCTTATCAATAAGCGCGACGTTAGCGTTCCGCGCGTCACTGTACTGGGATACTTGCCGCACCCAGCCGTTGAAAATGTTAACGCCGTCGTTAACTGCAAGCTGCGTTGCGTCATAGTTGAAAATATCTCCTCCACCATCGTTGGCAGACGTATATCCGCGAACGTTCACCGTAGTAGTCACTGAAACATCTATACCACCCAGATCAGCAATGGTGTCTACGGATTCTATAATAGGTTCGCCGGCTTTCCAAAACAACTTACTGTCTTTATAGTACAGTATATTTCCATTGCCCTCAATAGGCATGTCAGGCAATGATTGCTCTTGCCACTTACTAGGTAGCACAGGGCTTTGGTCTGTGTTTGCTACACGCGCTTTGTACACCTTACCAGCATACCACACGTAAGCACCTGCAGGATATGCTGTTACATTGTCCCACTCTAATATACCGTGCTCATTAAGATGAGCAAAAGCTTTACTGAATGTGTAGTGAAGCCAGTTCATCCAACCGTTAGGCGGCTTTTCTCCAAAAACCCAACCTGAGGCGTATTTAGCGTCATCAGGGCTTTCCAAATCCGTACCCGAGGCTGCACTGCCCCAAATTTTACTAAGTAGTGGTTTTAAAATTGCCATTATATATCTCCTTAAGGCACAACTGCGGTGATTTCAACACCTGCAGGTCGAGGTAATAAGTCTAAAGCCAGTATTAAAGCCTTGTCGTCATCATCAATAGGCGAACTAAACTCCAAGGCGTACTGCATTATATCAGGTGTGACAACAGAAGAGTCGCCTAACCCCCCGTCCAGCACATGACAATCAGTTCGCCCCAGCAGCAGAAACACTGCTGTAACAATATCCTCCACTGACGAACCTGAAACGTTTTTAAATGCTCTTGCCTTAATGAGTTTGCGATAATCTACATCACTCACCAACGAGTCCCCAGGGGCGAACGGTTCACCATTCCAAAACTTGCCTACACCCAAACCCGACGTTAAAGGGTCTGTGTTATCAAAAGAGAACCAGTTTATAAGACTACCGTCTATAACTTCACGAGGTTGACCTATTATCACTCCGAGTAAATTTAACCATTCTCCTGTCGCTGAATCAATATCAAAGAACAGCTCCAGAGTATTGTACGCAGCGCATATTTCAAGGGCTCTGTCGGAAAAGCTATTTAACCAGCCTTGAAATTTAGGACTGTTAACATACTGACTGATGGTCTGTTCACGCTCACACATAGACAATCTCCACATTAGCTACGTCAAAAGAAGCTAGTTCATCAAAAGCGATAAGCTGAATTTGTAGCTCTGCTGGCGACGAAGTGCCTACAAGAATTTCTTGTACGCGTATTGAACCTTCAGAAGCTAAGCCATATATCAGCTGAGAGCCATATACGTCTTCGGCTATATCATAACCCAAGAAGTCGTTGCATATTAAAGCCTCGCCTTTAGCATAGTCAACTACAGCCGCCTTAATTCTCGTGTTAGCATTGATGTCCCAGTTAGGAAGTTTCGCAGCTGTAATCTTAATAAAGATAGGCACGTCTGCAGGTCTTGAGAACTTAATATTATGAGTGAATCCGTTTGTGTCTGTAAATGAAGACGTAGTAGAACCAAAAAGCCCGCAACCTGCAGAACGCTTCAAAGCAATAGCTTCAGCAATATCTGAGTCCTGTCCTCCGAGAGCGTATACAGCAATAGTATGTGCAGGTAACCCATTAGCGTCAGGTAC